AGGGGTCCTTCCCTCCGGGGACTCCGGTCACGCCCCTCGCCGCCACCATCCCGGCTATCTATCCTTTGGTCCACCGCCCCGAGACCCCGCTGATCGAGCATCTACAGTTCTCAACCAAGAGTCTCCGGCGTTTAGACGGCACCGAACAACGGATCGCCCTGCGCAAGTGCCCCCGCAACACGTTCGAGGCGAAGATCGCCGATGGCCGACAGTACATGGAGAGTTTCCTGTACGATCGCGCGATGGACGATATGGCCTTTCCCTTCTGGCACGAGCCGGCCTATCTGTCCGCGGCCGTTACGGCGGGCGACGATCACGTGCATGTCGTAACCACGGCCGTTTCGCAATTCCTGGCCGGCCAGTGGGCTATGTTGTCGCGAGTTGACGGAACTTACGACATTGTCGAGGTCCTGACTGTGGCTCCCACGGAGCTTACGTTCGACGGGATCGTACTACATGATTATCCGATCCGCGCCGAGGTCCTGCCTGTCGCCCGCTGCTGGGCTGACAGCATCGCCGTCAGCAAGCAGTTGAACTACGCCACGTATGACATGAAACTCGCCATCGAGCCGGTGGACAACGATCTGGGCCTGTCGGCATACCTGGACGGGGAACTGTCGGTCACGGACGTGAACTATGGCGGCCCGCTGGAGGAGACCATCGCCCGGCCCCATTACCGGCTGGACGGCGGATACGGCCCGATGTCACAAACCGTCATCCTGGGCCACAGCGACCGGGGATCGACGCTCGGATTCCGCACCCGCAGCCGGGCGGCACTCTGGGCCTTACGGGAGAAGCTCTACAAACTCCAGGGCCGGGCCGTCGCGTTCTATCTGGCCACGTTCGCCGAGGAACTGACGCCGACCGCCGGGCTGACCATCGGACAGTCGGTGCTCAACATCGAGCGGTGCGATTACACGGAGTTCGTGCAGAATCGCCGGGGACGATTGCGGATACACCTGGCGGGCGGCTCCGTGCTGTCTCGCAACGTACTGTCCTCGAAGATCGTCAGCCCCACGACGGAACGATTGACCATGACCTCCCCGTGGGGGGCCACGGTCGCCTTGGCCGATATCGAGCGGATCGAGTACCTGGAGTTGGTGCGGCTGGACACGGACGACGTGGTGATCCGGCACCGCAACGCACTGGGTTGGGCGTCCTGTGAAGTGCCCGTGGTGTGCTTGAGCGACCCTCGTCCGCTCCCCGGCGAACCGATTGGCTTGTTGTTGCCCTTGACTTATACGGAGTAAATATGGCAGACAATTTGAATGTAACAGCAGGGACCGGAACCGTGGTCGCCACCGACCAGGTTGGTTCGGCCCATTACCAAAAAGTAAAGTTGGCGGACGGAACACCCGACTCTTCTACGATGATTGCCGCCTCTACGGGAGTTTCAGCCAACGCTCTTCGAGTCGTGTTGGTCAACGACTACCCTGCCTCCTGGAGTGCCACGGCTGCCTACGCCAATGCGCAAACCGCCGTGGAACTCAAGGCCTCCCCCGGCGCAAGTGCGAGTCTCTACATCACGGATGCAGTATTCAGCAATGGAGCCACGGCCGGGACGATCAAACTGCTCGACAGTGGACCCGCCGACCGGGTCAGCGTCATCTACCTGGCCGTCAACGGGAATATAGCCATGCACTTTGCCACGCCCATCAAATTGACGGCTGACAAAGCTCTTCAGGTTACGTCGGTTACTGTTTCGACCCATTCTGTCACTGTGAACGGATATACCGCCGCATGAGACCCGTAGAACTATACACTATTGCGATGGGCGTGTTGACACCGTGGCGGATCAACAATTCCGTGGATTCGGTGACGGCCGGGGGCCAGACGTTTACCCCCGCCGCCGGACTGAGCCGGGGTGACATCACGGGCGGCGAAGAGCCGCTGGAGATATCCCTGCCCGCCAGCCACGCTTTTCCGCAATACTACACGGACTCCGCCCCTGGATCGTCGGTAACAGTTACCGTGCAATGGCTCGACCGAGACGATGACCCTGCCAGTTTGCGTGTCATCTACAAAGGGTTCGTCAAGAGCGTGTCGTTCACCGACGACGGCCAAAAGGCGGCGGTCCACTTGGATTCGGTTGCCACGACGTTTGACAAAGAGATTCCCGACGAGACGTTCAGCCCGCAATGCCAGAACTTCCTTTACGACGCCCACTGCACTGTGGTCAAAGAAGATTTCGATTTCCCTGCCGCCAACGTCTCGGCGGTCGTGGGCAATGTGATAACTGTAGACGGCCTGTTCGCTGCCAACGGCGCAGGTTGGGCGGTCCCTGGGTACGTGACGCACATAGCGACGGGGGAGTTCCGACAGGTCCTTGTCCAGAGCGGAGACGACCTGACTCTCATCAAACCGTTCTCCGTCAATGTAACGGGAACAACAGTCACGGTCTACGCTGGTTGCAATCATTCGCACGCGGTGTGCCTGTCCAAATTCGCCAATGACGGAGGGGACAACTACCGGGGCTGTCCGTTCGTGCCGACCAAGAATCTATTTATGACGGGGATCGTATAATGGCCTTCTGGTTTGTGGCACTACTTTGGACAGCGACATTCGCCCTGAGTGAATTCATGGCTGCCCAGGCGGCGAAGAAGAACAAAGCCAAGGCGGCCTCTTTGGGTGACTTCACCTTCCCCACTGCCTCTGAGGATCGTCGCATACCCTGGATTTGGGGAACCGTCAAACAAATGGGGCCGAATGTATTGTGGTATGGAAACCTAAGAAAGAAGGCCAAGAAAGTCTCCTCCAGCGTGTTCTCCAAGACCACGGTAGGACACTACTACTGGATGGGTATTCAGTTCGGCATCTGCAAAGGCCCGGCCGTTCTCAAGAAGGTTTGGTACGGAGAGACCCTGGTCTGGAGCGGAACGCAGTCCGTTGAGGGAGACGTGGAAATCAACATCAACCACATGTTGGGCGACCCGCACTGCCCCACCTGGGTACGGATCATGCTCCTCATCGGCCAGGCACTTAACCTGAAACCCATCGACAAGACTCCCAGCGGAATCTTGCACTTCTATCCGGGGGACTTTACGCAGACGCCTGACGGCTACTTGACAAATTTTCAAGTGCCGTGTCCCGCGTACCGGGGTCTATGTTACGGTATCTTTGATGGGTATGTAGGAGAGAGTACCTCCATTGAGCCGTGGTCCTTTGAGGTCGAACGGATCACCAATGGCCTGACTCTGGGAGACCCTACCGTCAATACTTATGACGCCAATCCCATGAACGTAGCCTACGAACTATTCACGGACGTCTACGGTTACGCGGCGGCAGACATTGACGTGGCCGGGTCATGGACCACCGCCGCCACGACATTGGCTGCCGAAGGCAATGGGTTCAGTTGGCTGAAGGACTCTCCAGGTCCCGCATCCGAAGTTCGGGCTGAGATTGAGGCCCAAATCAACGGTCATTTTCACCTGGATGCTCAGACGGGGCAGTGGAAGATCGAACTCGTGCGGGATGACTATGACATCGGCGATCTGGACGTGTTGGACGAGACCAACGTCGTGGAAGTCGAGATGTTCAGCGTGGGGACGTGGACCGGAAGCACGAATGAGGTACGGCTAAGTTTCAACAATCGGGACAACGATTACACCGACGCATCATCGGTGGCCCAGGACATGGCGAATATGGCCATTCAAGGCAAAAGAGTCCCGATGACGGTCAACATGCCGGGGGTCCGCACGCCCGTGCTCGCAGGGAAATTGGCTTGGAGAGAACTGCGGTCAGTGTCGATCCCGCAAACCATCGCTCGCGTAAAGACTGACCGTTCCTTGTGGTACGGATATGTCGGGATGCCGATTGCGTATGACTACAACGTCGCGGCCCCCCTTGCCATGCGTATCACCAAAATCAACACCGGCAGTGCCTCGAACGACAGCATCGAAATTGACCTGATCGAGGACGTGTTTGCATCGTCTGCTGCCGGATTCACTACGCCCTCGTCCGGATGGGTCGCCCCTACGGCGGACATGGCCGAGTTGTCCTACTCCCTGGTTGAGGAGGCCCCCTATGCCTTGGTCCGCCGGAACGAGAACATGGCCCCACCGCGATTATGGGTAATGGGTGCCGATCAGTATGACGGGGCTACCGGGGTCCGAATCGAAGTTGACGGGAACGGGAGCGGACAGGCAGACTTGTTGACCTATCGGGGGGTGTTGGTCGGGAACATTTCAGCCACGGACACGACCATTGACCTGGCCGTGGGTAACGTG